CTGCACCTGACTTAGCATTGAACAAACGTGATGACTCTACGAAGAACGCGCCTTCGTACTCACCGATTTCTCCAGCCCAAATCTTGCTTGCTTCTGAAGCAGACTGTGACTGTGGGTAGCGCCATCCAAGGTCGCCTGTCTCTGCACGAAGGTCGTGTGAAACTTCTGGGTGGATACCAACCCAGTATGCATTTCCGCGACGGCCCTTAGCCTTGTTAGAACGCAACTTAGCAACAGCCTTACGGATGTCTGCTGAATCAAGTGTGTCCGCTGCATCTACGTTAGCAGTTGCTGTTGCATTGCCTGCGAAGATGTTGTTTGAACCTGAGCGTAGAGTTGTCATTGCAACCTTGTCAATAGAATCTGCAAGGTTGTATGCAATGATGTTAGCAATTGCTGGGTCTACATCTGCAAGTGAAAAGAGTTCCAATGCGCGAGTTACTAGAACTGCGTTACCGTACTCATTAAGTGTTACTGTGACAGAGGTTGGTGTTGTCAGTGCTACTGCATCTGGGTCAACTGTCTCTGTTAGTGTTCCTGTTACTGCATCAAGGTCAACGTACTTCTGTAGAACTACTGTTGAACCTGGAATTGATTGACGTGCGGGGCGCTTATCTGCGACAGAACGAATTAGGGGTTCTGAACGGAGAGCGAACTCGAGAAGGCGGTCATACGCCTTTTGTACGAGACCAGCGCCGCCTACTGTACCGCCGAACGAACCGCTCGAGGTATCTGTATATGCGTTTGCCATGTTTTTTAGTCTCCTTGACTATGAACGGATATTATTGTTGTGACTGAAGAAAAGCCATGAAGTCTTCAGCGCTCTCAAAATTGCCATTTAGTCGAGCATTGATGTCATTTGCTTTATCTGGCGAAATACCTTGCTGCGTCACAATATCTTGCTGGCGTAGTGCCGCAAGATTAATGTCGTCATTGTTTGACTTTGGCTGATACCCAATTAAATCTCCATTGTCAGATAGCCAACTATTAATTGACTCTTCATTAACTTCGGAAATATCCTTTAGAATTAGCCGTGCTGCTTTAGTATTTACGCCCTTCTTTTCAAGGACTTCTTTAACGGTTGACTCACGCTGCGCCTTGGAAAATACCTCAAGTTGCTCTGTAAGTTCTTTAATACGCTTTTCATCTGAACGCTTTGCTTTCCGTAACTTCTTTACCAAGTCACTTCCATCAGAGTTATCGATGTCCGTATCAAAGTCATCGTCTTCGTCATCCCAGTTGTTGTTGCTCATAGCAACCCACCCTTCTATTCGTTGTTAGTTCGCAGGCCACAGTTCAGTTCGGGGAAACTGGCTGGCTCCTACTGTCGGTCTATTACGCTGCATGGGGCCGATAGGTCCATGTCAGGATTTTAGAATTGCCCTACCGCTGATGTAGTAAGGCTAGTTTTGTTGGTTCCACTTGAACCACCAAATGCTGCGATTTCTCGCTGAGTTAACTTTTGTCGCTTACGCTGAGCAGAGGCAAGTTGATTAAATACTTCTTGTTCTGCTTGTCCAAGGTCATAACCATCAAGGGTATTACCATAAATTTCAGATAGTTTCTTAGCATCAGGCAAGATGTCTGCAATAGTTGCATAACCCTTTTGTGCTTCTGCTTGAGTAACTCCTTGTGCAGCCAACTGTTCAGCAACCTGAACACCAGCAGTAATACCCTGACGGGCTGCTGCAACACCAATCTCAGCAGCCTGAACTTGACGTTCAATCTTCTGGAATTGCTGGTTAGGGTCAAGCACATAAGCCACAAGGTCATTCTGACCAATGTTATAAAAGTCTCTTAACTGCTTTGTAATTGCTGGGTCAGCATTTTGTACTCGCTGAACTGCAGTAACAATACGATTAGATAATTCATTAGCAGAAATATCATTAGCAATAAACTGAGATACATAGTCATCAGTATCAAACTGCTTTAATCCATATGCTCGCAATGCTTGGCGATAAGAATCTTCTAAACCAATGTACGTTCCAGCATCTAGAACTGATAATCCCTTTTTCAAACGCTCAGTATTTGCCTTAAAGCGTTGCTTATACTCTGGTGTTTCTTGTAGTTCAAAAGCAATAGTTGATTCCGTTGAACCATTAATTACTAACTCTCTAATCTTAGGAACTAAAGATTCCAAACCATACTTAGAAAAACGTGCAGTTAAACTAGTTAAAGCATTTTCTTTACGTTGTTTTTCTTCAAGTGCTTTTTGTTGTGCCAAAGCAGTTTCAGTAGTATTTGTACCAGTAATTTGCGTTGTTAACGCTGCTATTTGTTTTTGTAATGATTCAATTAAAGCAGTAGTTTCAGCATTTAACCCACTAGGCACAGCAGTTACTGTTGTAGTCGTAGGATTAGTTGTTACTGTTGTAGTTGTAGGTCTGCTTGTTGTAGTTGTAGTAGTAGGGTTGGTTGTTGTTGTAGTAGTTGTAGGATTAGTTGTTACTGCTGGGGTAAACTTTTTATTTATTACACTTGTACTAGGTGCTGTAACCCTACCAGTTACTGCATCAAAATAATCACTAAGCACACCACCATAAGTATCAACAAAAATCTGTGCTGTTGCTTTTGCATTATCATAAGCAGCAATTTGTTCTGGAGTTCTTTGTGCTGTTGATGTTCCAGGTACGCCAGTTTTTAGTCCAGTACCTTGGACAAGATTGCCCTGTGCATCGTAAATATTTCCATACTCAGTTGTACGAGTTGAAGGAATAGCCTTACCAATAGGCCACACTTCTTTATACTCTCCAATACCGCCAGCGGCAGTACGTACCCATTCTATTGTTGCACCTGCCGCTGCACCTTCTTTAGTAAGAGCAGGTTGAGGTTGTGCTTTATAAGCAGCAGTAATACGTGCATTTGCTTCAGTTGCTGTTTCACCTGGCAAACGATTTGCAGGGTCTGTTGAACTTCCTCCTGCTTTAACTACGGCCTCACTTGCTGCAGCAACTTGTGCTGGTGTCATTCCTTTAACTGGCATTACATCATCACCTTCCAGTCTCTAAGAATACTAGAACCAATTTCATTAAAACTATCTTGTGCATTTTTAGTATATAGGTAATCATCTTGTGACTTCATAATCTTTTCTGCTTCCCACAAAGGAATAGGAACTGGTTGCTTAGTCTTTGGGTCTACATACTGAGTTAACTTCATAAAAGTTGGATTGTTCCACTGAACAGTATCTGGGTCTACGCCATAAAGAGTTGCATAACTTTGCTTAAGGGCTGATGTTTGTGATGCTAAACTTCTGCCAGCCATAATGCCAGGAGCATAGGCCGCGTAAGCACTAGCAGACATCTTGCGGATTTCTTCTTCAATGTCATCATCAGTTGTTTTGCCAGCAAATAAATCTATTGACTTCTGGTCCCACCAAGACTTATTAAGCAACTGATTAACACCATAATCATCAGCATAAGTCTTAAGAGTATTAACCATGCCAAGTGTTGTGCCACCAATAGTGCCTATTTTTCCAGAATTAAGAATCTTTATATCTAATTGATTTTCATCTAGTCCAGAATCAAAACCTTTTTCTGTTAATTCATTAAAGGTTGCATCGTCTAAATTAATACCTTTGCCAACAAGTCTTTTACGTTGGGTTAAACGATATGCATCTAGTTGTTGGTCATATTGACCACGTGCTGTAGCCTTTAAACCTTGACGAGTCTTTGCAGTATCTGTTAAATTTTTATAATAATTAGTAGCAAAATACTTAAGTCTTGCCTCTGTATAATCTTTCTTTAGGAATAAATCATAAATTTCTTTTAATTCTGGAAAGGCGGCAATAAGAGATTCAGTTAAACCAAAGGCTAAAGCCTCAGCCCTACCATCAACAGTTGTATCTGTTACTGTAGTAGGACGACCATTAGGATACTTAGCAGCAAAATCAGATTGCATTTTTGTTTTAGCAGCACCAGATGGCATAGCATTAATTGTTTTTAATTCATTGTCATACTGTTGTTGCATCTCAGCAAGAGTAGCCATTTATTATCCCTCCAACCCTGCTAGGAAACTAATGAAGTTAATGCTTTGTGCTTGGTTATAATCCAATTTATTTTCCTTTGGAATTTCCTCACCAAGTTCGGCACGTACCTGTGATTCAGAAAATGGAACTGTTGAGGTTCTGGTTACTTCTTTGCTACCTTCTTTGATAGTAGTTAAAGTACCCTTTTTAATCTGTTCCATATAGCGGTCAGTCTTGGCTTTAATAATCTCTGGGTCTACATCCTTTTGAAGTTCAGACATGTAGACATCTCTAACAATTGCCTCAACTACATCACGGTCCATAAGGTTAATGTCACGGACTGGTAAGTCTTTTTTGCCATCTTTATCACCAGCAGGTCTACCACTTAACCACTTATCAAATGTAGGAAACTTTGTTACTCCATCTACTGTATAAGAATCAACAACTTCTACAGTAAACTCATTAGCAGCAGCCAATATACCACTGTTAAGTGCTGACTCGCTACGAGTATTGTATTCACGTTCCGTTATGTAATCAAGGTCAAAGAGTTGCTTGCGTAATGCTTCTTTTTGTTTGGCATACATTTTGCGAATAGCATTGGTAATTTGTGTTTTGTTAGCAAAAGAATAATTAACACCATCTGGATTGATAACCAAAAACTGTTGTAGTGGTGTTCCATCATCCATAAGTTTTTGGAGTATGCGAACTCTGCCACCTGGCTCAAAGTCTAAAAAGTATTTAGGAGTATCTCCACCAAAGCGTTCTTCAAGAGAGTTTTTTTGGTCACGGGCAGGATTTGGTCTATTAGCATTAGCCCTTTCCTTTGCCGCCTGTTGAGCACGGGCTTGGTCTGGTGAAGATGCAGCCATTATCTATTAACCTCCGTAGGACCTGCTGAAATTGCTTCTCGTGAATATGTATTAAGTAATGGTTTAAATATCAATCTATTTGCTTCAGCAACTGCTGGATTTGCCTTTGCAATCTTGTCAATAATGTCAACAATTTCTGCTTTTCTTTGTTCTTTAATTTCTGTATAGTCATACCGTGCAGCAAGTTGCGTATCTTCTCCTATTAAAACAAAGTCCGCTACTTCTTCAAGAATTAACTTCATAGCCTTACGGGTTTGCTTATCAACTGGAGTAGTGCTGCTATTAATAGCCTCATTAAGTGTCTTAAACTTTGTCTTCAATACACCACGGTCATTAACTGAGCCTTCAATTTCTGCCTGCAAGAAAGGATTAGAGTTTAATAATAGTTTCTTTTTCTGTGTGGCAGTAGCAATTAATTCTTTTCGTGATTCTGTAACACCAACTGTTTTTAATTGCTCTTCTAATTGCTTAGAGATATCAAAGTATAATTGCTTGTCTTCTGCAATCTGAAGTTTTAATAAGTAATCTTCTAGTTCAGGTGACTTAATTAAACCTTCTGCTTGTATCCAGTTGTACACGCTTGGGTTGTACTCGCCAACCTTTGGTGCAAAGATGTAAGCAATTTCCTTGTATGAATCTACAAATGACTTGTTCTCTATAGCCCAGTTCTTAAGATTATCTGTTGTGTTGATAAATACCTTGTATTCCTTTTCAGTACGCTCAACTGTGTAGATAATCTTTCCTGGATTCTTTCCAACAAATGTAGCAACCGCTAAATCGAAAACGTTATTAACGTCATCGCCAGCATTACGCATAATACCGTTGTAAATATCCCAGAACTCAGGCTTAAATCCAGTAATACCAACCTTCTTCATGTAGTTAGGTAGGTCTTTACTTTCCTTAAATGTTGGCATACCTGGAGATACATAACCCAAAAGAGTACGAGCAATCATAATGTTGCTTGTAGCAATCTTTAAGCCTTGAATGTACTCATACTTTTCATCTGCAGTTGCATTTGCACTAGGTGCATTTCCAAATGCTTGGAAGTAAGCCATAGCCTGATACATTGCTGTATTTTGTTGACGCTCCCAGTCTTCATTAAACTTCTGCAACACAGGAACTTTTCCAGACAAGGCTGCACCAAATGTATCAAGCAACATTGGTGTAAACGCCTTAGTAAATGTCATTGAATCAGCAAAATTACCTAATCCAATTTGGCCTAAAACATCTGAAGACTTTTCAGCATAAGGCTGCAAGGCATCAACTTGTTTTTTATCAATAATGCCAAGACCCTCAAGAGTTGGGGCAAAGTTACGAAGGATTCCACGACCAATAAGAACAGCAACTGCACCCATTGGACCAGACAATGCTGGCTGTCCAGCATCTGGAGAAAACGATGGGTTTGTTAATCGTAATTTAAGTGTTAACTCATTGTAGGTAGGAACCTTAAAGGAGTCATTTCCAGTAAGAACCCTAAGTACTGGCTCAACAGCAGAACTTAAAATAGCATCTGTTGGAAAAATGACAAACTTCTCACCATTTTCATCTTCATAAACATCTCCTGCTGCATCAAGGCCAGTATTTAATAAACGCAGACGATACAAAGAACGCAGTGGTGCCTTTGTGTATAGGCGATAAATACGGCGCTGGAAATCTTCTGTTGACCTATAAAAACGAGCAACAGAACGAGCAGACATAGCAAAGTTAGACTTAACCGATGGGTTATCTACATACTCAATAAGTTTTTCGCTTGAGTCCTTAAATGCAATTTCAGTTGTTTTCTTTTCTGCTTGTAGTGCTGCTGCTTTTTTAGCATTTTCTACAGGCATGCCGCTTTCTATCAGTTGCTTTTCAATTCTTGCTCGCAACATATTCTCATATGGCACTAGTTCATCCATACGATTACTAAAATAAATCCACAATGCTTTCTGACGGAACATTCCTGTGGTTGTTGCGTCCATTACTTCCATTGCATTGTTACCTAGTTTTGAAATTGCATAGCCAATACCAGTTCCTTCTTTGAAAATGTCCATATCAACATTTTCGCCTGTACTGGTTAAGCGTGTATTAACATCTCCGCTAACTGGATGTCTTCCAAGGGTTGCTATTTCAAATTGCTGGTAAGTAATACTGCCAGCAGCGTTAGACCAGGCTCCATCATCCATGCTCTTTTTAGATTTAATTCTAAACTGCTCAATTTCAGCGTATTTAGTTTTAACTAAATCAAACAACTCGTCATTAAATGTATTTGGACCACCATGAAAAGTATTTCTTAGGTCTATAAGCATGTTTTGAATGTGAATCTTGGCAATTTTTTCATCTGGTAAACCCTGTTGACGATAGTAAACAGTAGTATTAAACATTGAAAGGAACTTTTCAGCAACGGTTGGGTTGCTTATAATAAAGTCTTCGACTTCATCAGAGTACCTAAATCCCATTTGTTCTAGTAATTCATCACGAGCACTTAAAAAGTTATCTTTAGTTCTTAATGCGTCGTTGCGAAAAAATACAGGCACTGGGTCAAGAACCACTGGGCCAACAACTCTTTTACTGTTGTATGGAAAACGGGTACTCCAGTTATCAAAGTGTGTTTTAGCAATTTGAGTTTCTGACATTTGAGAAACTTGCTTTGCAGTGTATTTGTTTCCAGCAATTAAGCCAGCATCTTCATACATTTTAGTTAAATTGCTAGGAGTAAACATTGAGTCTACAAAATCTACGTCAATTTTTCCAGAAATAGAAGCACGAGCACCCATTGAGTTAATCATTGACTCGAATACAACTGGGTTATGCTTCATTAACTTTGTAATATTTTTCCACTCAGAAGCAGAAACTGTATTTTGGTATATTTGTTGAGCACGAGAAACCATATTTTCACGAATTAATGCCATAGAAATTTCTGCCTCTGGCACATCGTATTTACGTTTAGCAGATTCTAGTCTTGCTAGTTCTCTTACTGCTTCTATTCTAGTTTCTGGACTAATCTTTTTTGTTGGGTCTAACTTAGGCATTAACTTAAGATAAAGTCGAGTATATAAACCTTGAGATGCCTTAGAACCAGTAATGGTGGTTAAGGCTCTAGTTGGTTTAATAGCAGAACCAGAGAAGAACTCTCTTAAAGCATAAAAAGGAGCATACAAAGAAAAGAAGAAAGTTTCATCTATTCCTGAACGCATACCAGAACGTGGGAAAAGAGTCCAGTTCGCCCAAAAATCGTTAAGATTTTTTATATTGTTGCGTCTTGTTAAACCAGATACAGTGAAAAAATATCTAAACTTTTCATTTCGTTTAGAGTCAGCGGCATACTGATAAAGTAAATCATAAGGTAGTGGTGCTACACCCTCTGTTAATTGAGATGGTTGAACAGCGCCCTTGCTTGATAGCAATGGTACTTCGTTTTCAAAACGAATCGCACCCTTTTCTAATACATCTAACCATTCTGATGGTATCTCGCTTCTGGTTGTAGAGGTAAGTCCATCATCATTAAATGTTTTAGACAGAATTTCTTCCATGCTTGTCTTACCACCGACAGTTCCATTCATTCCGAGTTTAAGCATGTACCCATAATAAAGGTTGCGAACCACAGTTCTCTGTAATTCTGGTGGTGTATCTATAAATAACTCAACAAGGGCATCA